CTGGCGTGACGCGATCGGTGAGTTTCTCGATCGGACATTAAAACTCCGGTTACACCAGAAAAAACAGGTCTTGACTCCGATCGATTGTGGGATCGATTACCTCGGGTACATTGTATACCGGGATCACCGACGAGTGAGATCGCGGAACGTCCACCGGATCTACCGCAACATCAAACGGATGGAGGCCGGCACATTTGATCGCGATCCTCGAGCGTCGATAGCATCCTGGATCGGGTACGCACAGCACGCAGACACCTACGGGCTGAACTGCCAGATCGCAGAACGACATCCGTTCCTGCGCGTGGCGTTTGACCCGGTGGAGGCACTATGACTACGAAACAGATTATGCGAATTACAACGATTGATGGCGTCGAGGATATTGACGCTGACAGGATACTGATAGAGAACAACGAATACGTCCTGTTCCGGGGCGACGAAGAGGTCCGGAGGATCCCGATAGCGGACATCATATCGGAGACCGATCCGGAAACCGGGGAAGAGCGGAGCGGGATCGAGACGATCTACTCGAAGAGCTGACTATGGGGCATACTCCGCACATTGAAGGAACCGATCTCCTGATCGCGAACCTGCAAATCTACGCAGAGAAGATGACGGCAGCCGTAGCTGATGGCATGCGGAAGTTCGGCGGCAGGATCGAGTCCGAGTCAACTCGCCGATGTCCGGTGGATACCGGGGAACTCCGGTCCCGGGTGTTCAACGAAGGACCGCTCCTCGACGGCGACGTCTACGCACAGGTCGTCGGCTACGAGAAGTTCGGCGCAACCTGGGAGAAGGGGAAGGCCTACGCCATCCCAGTCCACGAACGAACTGACGCCCGGTATCGTGTCGGAGAGGCAAAGTTCCTGGAGAACGCAGTGAACGCCCTCTCCGGTGAGTATGCTGAGTATATGAAGAAGATCCTCGGTGAGGTGAAACCGTGAGCGTCGGGAACGACATCTGCCTGTACCTGGCATCACTCGACATCGGCGCTCTCGGCAACGACCTGTTCCTCGGTCACGCACCCGACCGTTCGACTGCCATATCAGTAGTCGAGACTGGAGGTCAGGCTCCGTACCACGACTACGGACCGGAAGAGATCCTCGACCGGCCGTCTGTGCAGGTACTCGTCCGTCACCCAGCATATCTCACTGGCCGCGCGACAGCTGACGAGATCCGTAACCTGTTAGACGGCCTTGCCAACTGGCCGATCAACGATACGCGATACCTCTCGATCACCGCAATGAACGACCCGGCATATCTCGGGAAGCGAGCGACCAGTGAGGGGGAGGCACACGAGTTCAGCCTGAACTTCTCGACCGTCCGGGAGAGGCGGGGGAAGACCGTCGGTCTCTCTGGGGCATACTTCGGGGTGCAGGAGTGGTATACACTATGATAGGAAAAGGTGCGATACTGTATGACGTTACGGCGGGCGAGGTGCTCGCCCCGGTCTCGGCGATCGGGCGACTCGACTTCGAGCGAACGGAAATCTCGACGACCACACACGGTCCACGCAAGCGCCAGACGAGCGGGATCGGGTTGAAACGGTCGGCACCCGTTACGATTCGGTTGAACTACCGGGCGAACGACGAACCGGCGGTCCGGCTGGTTGAACGGTATGAAGCAGGCGAATCTGCAAAATACGTCTTGATCTTCCCGGACCACTCGACGTACTCGTTCGAAGCATTCGTCTCCGCCCTGGGACAGGAAACGCCGATCGATGACCTGATCCACCGATCGTTCCGGTTCCTGCCGACAGGTATGGATGAACCGCAACTCTCCGCTATCGCTCACTGTGGAGACTATTTCGGGATACCAATCTGGATCCCGATTGATGGCGACTACCCGGAGATACCGGCCGGGTCATGCCCGGTATCGTTTGACTACAGCAAGTGGTATACATGACGACCTACATCGGCAAGACAACAACTATCGCTGACAGCAGCGGGAACATCGCCAACGTGGACGCGATCGGTGACCTCTCGCTCACCGCAGATGAGATCGAAGACACCGTCTACGGCACCGGCGGGTGGAAGACCTTCGTGCAGGGCCTCAAGGACGCCGGCACGTTTGACCTGACCGTGAACTACGACAAGGACACGAGCGGGAACACCCGGCTGACGCAGGCGTTTGTCAGCGGGGGCTCGGCGCAGTACACGATCACGTTCCCGGACAGTTCCTATCTCACGTTCTCCGCGTTCGTGAGCGGCATTGGGCTTACGACGCCGAAGGATGAGAAAGTGCAGAGAACCTTCACCCTCCGGATCGACGGCAAGACCGCGCCCATATTCAGTGA